AGAGGTTCGTAATACATTCAAGCCTTTACCTGTGTGGATTCCAGCTAACCATCCTCAAGACAAGAAGTATAATGCTGATGGCTCAACATCCAAACGATACCTAGCACAGATAGATAAGGGTGCTCATTGGAGAGATGGTGAGTGGGGCTATAACATATTCCCTCAGTTTAACTTAGGCAGTAGGCAACAGATAGGTAGGTACCTCCAGCACTTCGGATGGAAACCTAAACAGTTTACTGAGAAGGGTAGTGTTATTGTTAATGAGAGTGTACTCAGTGGTGTTAAGATACCTCAGGCACAACAGATAGCCGAGTACCTTATGTTACAGAAACGTGTAGCACAGGTGCAGAGTTGGGTAGATGCTCTTGAGATTGATGGTAGAGTGCGTGGCTATGTCAATACTATAGGTGCTGTTACTGGTCGTATGACACACAGTAAGCCTAACATGGCACAGGTTCCTGCTTCCTATTCACCTTATGGTAAGGAGTGTAGAAGTTTATGGACTGTACCTCATGGCTATTGGTTAGTAGGTTGTGATGCTAGTGGCCTTGAGTTACGGATGCTCGCCCACTATATGAATGATGATACATACACCAATGAGATACTGACTGGTGACATTCACACTGCCAATCAATTGTCTGCTGGTCTTGAGACTAGAGACCAAGCCAAGACTTTCATCTATGCTTTTCTTTATGGTGCAGGTGACGAGAAGATTGGTAGTATACTAGGCGGTGGTTCTAGTATAGGTAAGAAAGTTAAGAGGAAGTTTCTTGATAACACACCTGCTCTCAAGTCCTTACGTGAGCGTGTAGCTACAGCATCTAAGCGTGGCTACCTCATAGGATTAGATGGTAGGAGAATACATGTACGTTCAGAGCATTCAGCTCTCAACACTTTACTTCAAGGAGCAGGTGCAATTATTATGAAAAAAGCACTTGTATTATTAAATAACTATGCTATACTAAAGGGTATAGATTACAAATTTATAGGAAATATACATGATGAAATACAAACAGAAGTCCATGAATCAGATGCTAAAGTTTTCGGTGAGATTGCTGTCAAGGCGATTCAAGAAGCTGGTAAAGAGCTTAACTTAAACTGTCCGTTGGATGGTGAATACAAGATAGGAGAGAACTGGAATGCAACCCATTGATAATGTAAACCCAAGCCACTACAGGCAGGGAAAGATAGAAGTTATAGACTTTATATTGGACCAGAAGATGGACTATCTTACTGCTTCAGCTATGAAATATTTATGTAGACATGCACACAAGCATGGAGGTGAGGGCCAGATAGATGACCTTCGTAAAGCGAGATGGTTCATCGAGAAAATCATTGAGCATAAACTGGGAGAAGAGAAATGAGTAAGATAGATAACTTAGTTCAAGACATATATGACCTAGCGGAAACAAAGAGTCACCCTGCTAGGGTACCAAGTGAACAAATCTTTAAAGACTTTGGTTCCAACATGGAAACAATCATGAGAGAATGGCTGTACCCTAAGGACTATAGTGGTGGTACATTAAGGATGTCTAACATTGGACACCCTGATAGAAAACTGTGGTTCAAGCACAGAAGGAAAGAGTTCAAAGGTGAAACACTAAAGGCTCATACTTTAATTAAGTTTCTTTATGGTCACTTGATTGAAGAGATGCTACTAGCACTAGTCAAACTGTCAGGACATGATGTCACTGATGAACAGAAGAGAGTAGAGCTTGAAGGTATCAAGGGTTCAATGGACTGTAAGATTGATGGCTTGTTGTGTGATGTAAAGTCTACATCAACCTATGGCTTCAAGAAGTTTAAGGAAAATACCTTGCAATATGATGACCCCTTTGGTTACATAGACCAGATAAGTGGCTACGGTCAGGCAGAAGGAGCTGATGAAGCCTGCTTCCTAGCTATGGATAAGTCAAACGGACACCTTGCTGTATCAAAAGTAAACCTGATAGACAAGGATGTTGTCGCAAGAATCAAACATGTTAAGTCAATGATAGAACTAGATACAATGCCTGAAGCATGTTATGACCTAGTTGCTGATGGTAAATCTGGCAACATGAAACTACCTATAGGATGTTCTTACTGTGAGTTTAAGAAACATTGTTACCCTAACATGAGAGTCTTTGCTTATTCAACTGGTCCAAGATTCTTAGCTGTAGTTAATAACGAACCTAAAGTAATGGAGATTAGAAATTATGAGTAAAGAATTTAAATTAATTATATCGGACAGTCGTACCTTTGAAAAAGATATGACTAATGCTCTTGATGATGGGTGGGATTTATTAGGAACTCCTCATTTAGATGGCAATAGATTTCTTCAAGGATTGATTAGACATACTAAGGTTCCTACAATAAAAGAACCAGAGAAGAAGAAGTAATGGAGTGGCGATACAGGGGCATGATGGATGCTAAGGGTGTATGTACTATCAGAGAAGTTTTCTATGAGACTGATGGTACCATCACTAGCTTTGCTGTAGACCCTGCCATACCACATGGTGAATCACCAGATGATTTGAAGTCTAACATGGTAGCTATGGTTGAGTGTCTTGACCAGCCATACCTACTTGAAGGAGACTTCATACCCTCAGGTGATGATGAAGAATTTGAATTTACTTTTATAAGAGAAGATGAAAACAAATACCATTAAATACAGAAACAACTTTGAAGCTGACATTGGTGAGAAGTTAGTTGACTGGAACTATGAGCCCTACCAGATACCTTATGTTACAAAGCGTAACTATACTCCTGACTTCACTAAGGGAAACATCTTAGTTGAAGCCAAGGGTTACTTCAGGGTAGGTGATACACAGAAGTATAAAGCCATAAGAGATTCACTGTTCTCACAAGAGCTTGTGTTTGTCTTGACTAATGCTGACAAGAAAGTTAGAAAGGGTTCCAAGATTACAATGGGTGAGTGGTGTGACAAAGAAGGATTCAAATGGTTCACACTAAAAACACTAAAGGAGCTGAAGCGTTATGGCATTACTACTGAATGAACTAAAAGAAAAACTAGCCAACGAGTTTGATATCTGTCTGCTCTGCGAGTTCTTAGAGATAGAACCGGAAGAGTTACTAGAAAGATTTGATGATAAGTTAATTGACAACATAGATAAATTTAAAGGAATAGAGGATGAATAAATTACCAAACGATTATCAAAACTTCATTGCCCTTAGTAGGTATGCACGATGGCTACCTGAGAAGAAGAGAAGGGAGACATGGGAGGAAACAGTAGCACGCTACTTTGACTTTATGCATGAGCACTTGAAGGAAAACACTGACCAGAAAGACGGAATGGTTCCTGAAACTAGGAAGGTATTAGAGCAAGCTGTGCTTAACTTAGAAGTCATGCCTAGTATGAGAGCTCTAATGACAGCAGGTCCTGCCTTAGCTAAGAACCATATAGCAGGTTATAACTGTGCTTACCTAAGCGTAGACCACCCTAAAGCATTCGATGAATGTCTATTTATATTGATGCATGGTACTGGTGTAGGCTTTAGTGTTGAGCGACAGTTCGTTAACAAACTACCTGAAGTACCAGCAGATATGGTAGATGTTGAGGATGTCATAGTGGTACAAGATTCTAAGGAAGGCTGGCAGTCTGCGTTCCGTAAGCTAATCACTTACTTGTATGATGGTGAGATGCCTAAGTGGGATTTCTCTAAGGTCAGACCTAAAGGTGCTAGGTTATCTACCTTTGGTGGTAGAGCTAGTGGTCCAGAACCTTTGCTTGATTTGTTTAACTTCTCTACTACTATCTTCAAGGAAGCTGGTGGTCGTAAGCTAACAAGCTATGAGTGTCACCGCATGATGTGTAAGATAGCAGAGGTAGTTGTAGTGGGTGGTGTTAGACGAAGTGCCTTAATGTCATTGTCTAACTTAACTGACGAGCGTATGCGTAGTGCTAAGTCTGGTCAGTGGTGGTCAGATACACCAGAGATGGCTCTTAGTAACAACAGTGTGTGCTATACAGAGAAGCCAGACATTGGTATCTTCATGAAGGAATGGACTTCATTGTATGAGTCTAAGTCCGGTGAGCGTGGTATCTTTAATAGAGAAGCTGCGATTAAACAAGCAGGTAAGAATGGTAGGCGTGATACTAACCATGAGTTTGGTTGTAATCCTTGTAGTGAAATACTATTAAGAGATGGACAGTTCTGTAATCTAACCGAGGTTGTTATCAGAGCACAGGATACACAGAAGGATATATTACGTAAGGTTAGGTTAGCTACTATACTAGGTACATTCCAATCATCATTGACTAACATCAAACGCTTACGCCCTAAGTGGGTACACAACACAGAGGAAGAAGCATTACTTGGTGTATCTTTAACTGGTATCATGGACAATGGCTTTATGAATAACAGTGAGGGAGATAGAGGATATTATGGTAAGCGTAACCTGCCTGATTTTCTTTCTGACTTGCGTAAGGAGACAGTCAAGACAAATGAATA